ACACGCCCGCCACGGTGACCTGGGTCGAGATCGATAACGCCAAGGACGTCACGCTGAACCTGGAAACCGGCGAGGCGGACATTACGACGCGCGGCAACAGCGGATGGCGAGCCACGGCCGCGACGTTGAAGGACGGCTCCATCGAGTTCGAGGCCCTGTGGAAACCCGGCGACGCGGCCTTCGACGCGCTGCAGACGGCGTGGGCCGGGTCCAACGAGATCGCCATCGCAGCCATGGACGGTGCGATCGCCACGACGGGCAACCAGGGCCTCGCCAGCAACTTCACGGTCACCAACTTCAGCCGCAATGAGCCGCTGGAGGAGGCCGTGACGGTCAACGTCACGCTCAAGCCGTCGAGCTTCACCGAGTGGTACGAGGCCGCGTGAAACCGCTGTTCTTTGACTCGGGTGCCGTCCTGCGGCAGCGTGTGAAACAGGTATGACGACAGGTCAGACGAAGAACCAGATGCAGACTACGGCCCCCCATATCCAGAGGAGCATCCCGACCTTGGCGTACTTCCTCAGCAAACCGTCGCGCCGGAATATGAGATTGCGTATGGGGTCGCGCCGCCCGACTCGCCAATGGCTGTCCGGGCCTGATGTGGTCCTAAGGAGCAGTATCAAAGGCGTCACTGCGGCTGCGAAGACAATGAACACGACCTTGACCTCGATAGGCATAGGAGGACTCCCAAGATGCTAAGGATACCGAAGAAACGCTCTGCGGCAAAGAGTGTCCTCCTCGTCTTGCTGTTCTTCCATTCATTGGCGCCCGGCTGAGCACAGGAGACTGAAATGAGGCAGTTCAAGGACAACGCGGACCGGACGCACCAGCTGGCGATCAACACGTGGGCGCTCAAGCGCATCCGGGACAGCTTGGAGCTGGACCTGCTGGACCTGGGCTCCGAAGGCGAGAGGTCCCAGGCCCTGCTGGGCCGGCTGATGGGCGACCCGGTCCTGCTGGTGGACATCCTCTACTGCATCCTCAGGCCCGATCTGGACGCGGCGGACATCTCGGAAGAGGCGTTCTACAAGGCAATGTCCGACGACGCGATCGACCAGGCCACGAAGGCCCTACTGGAGGAGATCGCGGATTTTTTCCCGAGCCCGCGGGACCGGGCGAGGGCGCACAAGGTTCTGGCGATCACCGAGAAGTTCCTGGACCGGGCCCAGGACATCCTGGACCGGCGGGTCGAAGGCGGCGAGCTGGAAGGGGCAATGGAAGATGCGCTGTCGGCCCTTGGAGCCCATGGAAAACCGTCTACCAACTCGCCGGCGCCGTCGGAGTCGACCCAGGCCCCCTGACGCTACGGGAGCTGCTGTGGATGGCCGAGGGCCGCCAGCGAAAGCTGTGGGACCACACGGCCTCGATCGTCGCGACGATCGTCAACGTCAACCGTGACCCGAAGAAGTCGCCTATACCCGCGTCGCGATTCCATCCGTTCGAGGGCGGACGCGGCCGGCAGAGAGGCATACCGATCACGGCCGAAAACATCGGCCTGCTGAAAACCGTTTTCGTGGACCCGCCTGCCTGACGGGCAGGCAACAGACAGAGGAGAGACACATGAATTGGGAATGGATCATGACGACCGTCTGGAGCGCCCTGAATTCGCCGGCCGCCATCGCGGCCATCGCTGGGCTGATGCTGTGGCTGCTGAACCGGCTTTACGCCGCCAGGCCCACATGGCAGGCGTTCGAGGGCTCGATCATCGCGGCCGTCAAGTGGGCCGAGAAGGAGATCCCCGACGACACGCCCAACAAGGCGCTCAATCGCCTCAACGCCGCCTTGAACTATGTGGTCAAGGTCTACGAGGAAGCGCGCGGCAAGTCGGCCGACGCCAAGACCAAGGCCGAACTTCGCGAGGGCATCCAGATCGTCCACGCAGAACTGGAGGCAGCCGGCAACCTGGCCCGGGGCGCTGGAGGCGACGAATGAAATGGGTCATCGCAATCCTGACCGTGATCCTGCGGGCGCTGCTGCCTGCCCTCTTCGAGGCGACGAAGCCGTCGGCCGAGGACGGCGCCACACGCCCGGACCTGCGGAACCGCCTGCGCGCCCGGGTCCGGGCCCGGTGGGGCAAGGCCCTGGCCATCGTGTTGATCCTCGCGCTGGTGCCGGGCTGCGGGACGCGGACGATCTACGTTGCCAACGGCGAGCCCGTGCGCCTCCGGGAGACCATCCGCAAGGCGAAGGTGTGGGTACTCGACGCCGACGGTAAGCCCGTCGCCGGCCGCATGGACCTGCCCGAGGGCTGGTTCTGCCTACCCGATCCAGGCCCGGAGGAATGAACCGGCCATGTTCCGGATGAAGACCGTCAACGTGACCATGTTCTTCGACCGCAAGAAGGTGCTCCGTGCGGTGGACAAGGCGACGCGCCGGGTCCTGTCGAAGGCCGGCGCGTTCGTCCGTACCACGGCAAAGCACAGCATCCGCCGGCGGAAACGTGTCTCGCAGCCGGGCCAGCCGCCCAGTTCGCACATGGGCCTCCTGAAGCACCTGATCCTCTTCGGCTACGACAGACGCCGACAAACAGTGGTCGTCGGCCCGTTGAAGCTCAACCAGAAGATCGGTAACGCCCCGGAGGCCCTGGAACACGGCGGGGCCTCAATTGTAGCCGAAGGCCTGCGGAACCGACGGCGCAAGCGCCGCGTGCGGATCAAGGCTCGCCCTTTCATGGGGCCGGCGATGGCAAAAGAAACGCCGAAGTTCCCGAAACTGTGGGCCAACTCGGTGAGATAGTGTGGACCACGCAGTCACTGCTACGAGGCAGACGATCGACCGATGAGTTGCTTGTCGCAAATCCACTGGGTGAATGTAACGCCAGGGATGGCCGAATGGGTGGATAGTCCATCCGCTTGGTCTCGGATATCGCCGAGGATTGACCAGTCTCTAGCCACTCGCTGGCCCAACTCGATGACTGACATCACAAAGTCATTCCATCGCTGGACTGCGTGGGTGGTGCAGAAGTCTATCACGAACCCACCCTCAGCATGGGGCTCTATCGAGTCGTCCACAACAGCGTGGCCGAGCCTCTCGAAGATCCTGCGAGCCATTATCTGCGCCTTGTCGTGGGACTTAGCGTTGCATCGTGCTTTCCAGAAGGCCTTCATGTTTTGCGGGGCATCAGACAATGCGACAACTCCAGCCACCACCCAACCAGGGAGACTAAGCTCGATTCTAGTCTGCCGGCCCTGGGTATGAGAAGCGCCAATGCCATCTTCACAAGGAATCCGAGCCGGTCGAGCCTACGTCGAACTCGGCGTGGGCGACAAGCTGACCGCCGGCCTTCGACGCGCCCAGGTACGTCTCCGCGCGTTCGCCGCCGGCGTCGACCGCATCGGCATGGGTATGTTGCGCACCGGCGCGATGATGGCCGCCCCCCTGGCTATCGGGGCCAAGGTCTTTGCCGACTTTCAGCAGCAGATGGCCAACGTCTCGACGATGCTCGACGAGCCGGCCAAGCACATGCCCGAGTTCACCGAGGCCCTCCGCCGGATGTCCGTCGAGTTCGGCGAATCGACCGAGGCCCTCGCCGGCGGGCTCTACGATATCCTTTCGGCGTCGATCCCAGCGGGCAAGGCCCTGGCCGTACTGGAAACGGCCACCCGGGCCGCCAAGGCCGGCATGACCGACACCAAGACGGCCGCCGACGCCCTGACGACGATCCTGAACGCCTACGGGCTCTCAGCCGATCGGGCCGGCGACGTCTCGGATCTGCTCTTCCAGGTAGTCAAACGCGGCAAGACCACGTTCGCCGAGCTGGCCCCGTCGATCGGCATGGTCGCCTCGACAGCGGCGGCCGCAGGCCTGTCGCTGCCGGAACTCGGCGGGGCCCTCGCGACCCTCACACGCAACGGCGTGCGCACCGAGAACGCCGTAGCCGCCGTCAACGCGACCGTCGCGGCGTTCCTCAAGCCCTCCGACGAGGCCGCAGCCTACGCCGCCGAGCTCGGCTTCAATATGTCCACGGCGACCCTGCGGGCCGAAGGGCTCGAAGGGGTCTTCCGCCGGATCGGCCAGTTGCCCCCCGACGCCATTGCGCGGCTGTTCCCCAAGATCCGGGCCCTGCGGGGCGTGATCCCCGCCATCCAGAACCTCAAAGGCTTCCGCGAGGACATCGCCGCGATGGGCCGCTCGGCCGGCTCGACGTCCACGGCCTACGAGAAGATGACCAAGACCCTCACGCACGCGTTCAACCAGGTCAAACAAGCCGGCATCCTGGCACTGTCGCGGCTCGGCGAGACGCTCGCCGACGGCCTGACAGTGGCGGCCAAAGCCATACGCCTGATCGCCGACGCCGCCGGCGAGTGGATCGCCAAGAATGGTGATCTGGCCCGAACGATCGGGGCCGTCGCAGTCGCCGTCATTGCCGGCGGGGCCGCCATGTTGTTCGTTGGGGCGGTGATAAAGGTCGTCGCGTTTGCCCTGGGCGGTCTAAGTATGGCTTTCGGCCTCGCCGCCGTGGCCGCCAAGCTCCTCGGTGCGGTCCTGGCGATCATCCTCTCTCCGATCGGCCTGGTCGCTGCCGCCGTGGTGGGACTTGGCGGCTACGTGCTGTATTCCAGCGGCGTTGCCGGTAAGGCCCTCGGCTGGCTGGGCAAGAAGTTCGGCACGCTTGCCGACGACGCAGTCGGCGCTTACCAGGGCATCTCCGACGCCCTTGCCGCCGGCGACATCGGCATGGCCGCCAACATCCTGTGGCTGACGCTCAAGATGGAGTGGAAGCGCGGCGTCGCGGCGCTGCTGAGCGTGTGGCTGACGTTCAAGCATGGTTTTCTGAAGCTCGTCTACGACACGTGGCATGGGGCGCTGGCCCTCGGTGAGTTCATCTGGCACGGCCTGCAGGTGGGATGGATCGAGGTCACCAGCGCCATCAGCCAGACGTGGACGCGGTTCACCAGCTTCTTCGCGGACAAGTGGGAGTACATGAAGGCCATCGCCAAGAAGGCCTGGACCTGGATCAAGTCGCTGTTCGACGACTCGGTGGACACGGACGCCGCCTACAAGAAGATCGACGCCGAACGTGAGGCGGCCGTCTCGGGCATCGACGACGCCAAACAGAAGGCCCTGCGGGCGCGGGAACTCCAGCGGGCGCGCCAACGCGAGGCCGAGGCGCAGCGCCACGAGGACCGCCAGATCGAGATCGTCCGCAGCTCCATGGCCGAGCGCGAGGCGATGGAGAAGGAGCGCCGCGAGCGCATGGCCGGCGCGGAGCAGGAACTCGTTGATGCCCGTGCCGAGTGGCAAGAGGCGCTGAACCAAGCTGCCGCCGCACGGCAGAAGAAAGAGGCCGAGGACGACGGGCCCGGGCAGCTCGAAGGCGCCGACAAGCTCAAGGACATCATGTCCCGCATCAGCGGCGGCATGGAGGTCGTCGAGCGGAAGGTCAACATCCGAGGCACATTCAACGTCGCAGCCCTGTCGGGCTTCGCCTCCGGCAGCGTGGCCGAACGGACGGCCGTCGCGGCCGAGCAGACGGCCAAGAACACCAAGGACGTCAAGCGGATCCTCGCCGACTTCGGCGGGTCGAGGTTTGTATAGGTGTTGCCCTGGCATGTGACTGGATTAACATAGCGACACGATACCCTGAAGGAGTCATCGATATGCCCACAGAGAATCGAATCACGATCGACGCAGACGAGGTCGGTACTGACAATGAGCCGTGCCCGGTTGTTGGGGTCAGCAACACACAGGCGGATCCTCCCGAGTACATCCTGTTCATGTTCGACGAGGAGGCCGGGGACTTCTATCTGGAGCGTAATGACCAATCCACAGCCGGACTCGGGGGCATCTGCGAGATTGAGCTCAGACGAGAGTCATTGAAAGTGTCTCTCGCAGGGGGGACGGCCGAAGCGGTTGGCGCTGAGGGAATTGAGGTGCGATTGAATCTTGAGGACGGGAGTTTCGCTCGCCTGCGAGAAGCTCTCCATACCATGTTCTCGGGAAGCGGCATACTGGTGGATCGAGAGCAGTCCCAAGGCTAGTGGGTCTCGGTGGGGGCTCGAGAGCGCACAGGCTGACCCTCCGTAACGCCATCCCCAGTTGAGAGGAACGGATGCCCGTCACCTGCAACGAAAAATACCTGAGCCGGCCGACGAAGGAGTCCGGCAGCACCGGCGCCGGCGAGGAGCTGCTGTCGGTTGAACTGCTGTACGTCGTCAAGGGCACGGACAACGAGCTCCTGGCGATCCAGTCCGTCCGCAGCAACTCGCCGACCACGCACGAGGGCTTGGAGCGCGGCGAGATCAGCATCGAGCCGATCGGCCCGACGCAGTGGGAGGCGACCGTCCAGTACAGCCCGCCCGGCGCGGAGTTGGAGGAAGGCGAGTCGTCCTACAGCTTCAACACCGGCGGCGGCACCCAGCACATCACGCACAGCAAGTCGACCGTCGGCAGCTACGCCCCGGCCGGCGAGACGGCCCCCGACTACGACGGCGCCATCGGCGTGACCAAGGACAGCGTCGAGGGCGTGGACATCACCGTGCCGGTCTACCGCTTCTCCGAGACGCACATCAAGGGCGACTCGGACGTGACCAACGCCTACAAGGGCAAGCTCTTCTCGCTGACCGGCAAGACCAACAACGCCGGCTTCAAGGGCTTTTCGCAGGGCGAGGTGCTGTTCCTGGGCGCGTCGGGCTCGAAACGCAGCAAGGGCGACTGGGAGATCTCTTTCGAGTTTGCCGCCAGCCCGAACAAGACGGGCCTGTCGGTGGGCAGCATAACCGGCATCGCGAAAAAGGGCTGGGAATACCTCTGGATTCGATACGAGGACGAAGTGGACGCGACCGCCAACGCCCTGGTCAAGCGGCCGGTGGCAGTCTACGTCGAGCAAGTGTACGACGAAGGCGACTTCGGCGACCTGGCGATCGGGACGTAAGCGATGACCGAAACGCTCAAGAAAGTCAACCGAGGCGACCCGCTGCGAATCCCGGCCGCGACATTCAACACGTTCGTGGACGCAGCCCAGGACTACCTCCAGCGCCGCCATTCCCAGGGCCGGCAGGCCGCCCCGGTCGTTCGCCACAGCGGCATCGTGCTGGTGCAGAACAACACCGGCAGCGACCTCGATC